CAACAACCAATAACATTCACATCTATCGCACACACACTTGACTCTGCTATTAATACAACTGATACTCAGTTTGTTATAAGTGGAATTGGTTCAATCCAACCAAGTGATGTCCTTAAAGTAAATGATGAATATATGAAGATTGAGCAAGTTGGATTCTCAAGTTTACCTACTGGGACAATAAATGATGCAGATGATGTTGCTGCTGGAATCGCAACTTTACCTGTTGTTAAAGTAGAAAGAGGAGTTCTTGGTATAAGTGCTGCAGCACATTCAGCAAATGACACTGTGAGAGTACATAGAGGTTCATTTAATATTGTCGATAGTTCAGTATACTTCATTGAACCACCAAAAGGAAATACAAGATCAAGAAGAACAAATACAAACTTACCATTCGTAAAGGCAGATTTCAGTGGTAGAACATTCCTCAGAAGTGATTATACAACTAATATGTTGTTTGATGACATATCAGATAACTTTACAGGTATAGGTAAGACATATAGTTTAACTGTTGGGGGTGCAAATACATCATCAGGTATTGGAGTTGGTAATGGTGTTCTCTTTATTAATGGTATATTCCAAACACCATTAACAACAAATAATGAAGGTCATAACTATGAATTCATATCTGATACCACTGCTGGAGTTTCAACAGTTCAGTTTACTGGTATTACATCAGAAAATGGACAATTTATTGTATCAGAATCAGATATAAATCAAAATCAAGTTCCAAGAGGTGGATTAATCGTATCTCTTGGTTCTACACCAGGTCTTGGTTATGCTCCATTAGTCGGTGCAAAGGCATCATTATTCAAGAACTCTGCAGGTGCAATAACAAGTGTTGTTGGTATTGCAACAACTTCAGGTGTAAATTATGGAATTACAACAGCAGCATATGATAATATTACAGGTATTATTACTGTAACCACTGATAAAGTACATGGTTTCTCACTTGGTTTCCCAAATACTGTTCAATTAAAGGGATTAGAATTTAGATGTCCTAAGACTGTTGTTGGTCAACCTACAAATGCTACTTATGATCCTGCAAATGGTGATTTAGTAATTACTATTGCTAATCATGGATTAGTAAATGGTGATGCGGTTATTCTTGACACTGGTTCTATATGTTTTACTTGCTCCAAAGATAGTAATAATACAACTCATTGTTATCCTCGTGCAACTGACCCTGCTGCAAATCAATATTTGACAGTAAGTAATGTAACGACAAACACATTTAAGGTAAACGTTGGTGCTTCTGCTCCAAGTGATCAATATGTTCATACATTTGTTTCTGCAACTGCTACTGCAGTCAAGACTATTGGTGGTGGTGGATATGTTGGTGTAACAACAACTATCTTCCAAGATCACGATAGACCTTTATTCGTAGTAGGAATAGTTTCTGAAAGAACATTTGAGGTTCAAGCAGGAGCAAGCACAATTCCACACACTTATCAGGGTGGTGGACACGCATTTGAGTTCTTTGCAGATAATACATTTGGTTCAGGATATCGTGGTGGCACTGTAGCGATAGGTGTTACTGATATCGCTTATGAACATAGATTTGTAAGTTCTGGTATAGGGTCAATCAGAAAGGGTAACTTTAATGGTGATGCATTTACAGCGACAAATGCAGAATATGAATCACATAGTGGTTTACTTACACTCACAATACCAAATCATACATTTACAACAAGTGACACAGTTGGTATAGACACAGGTGGATTAGTATTCAAGTGTTCTAAGGATGGATTCTTTGGTAATCATCCATATCCTAGAAATATCTCTATCACAGGAAGTCACAGTTCAGGAAAAGATCCATTTGCTGGAATACAGACAGGTATAGGTGTAACATCTCCAAGCACAATAACATTTAACGTTGGACAAGGTGGTGGTGGTGGAACTGGTGCAAATATTACTGCAACAGTTGGTGTAGGTGGAACTCTCGCATTTAACATTGTTTCTGCTGGTACAAGTTATGTAAATCCTGCTCTTATTATACCTGAACCAACATATGAGAATCTTCCTGTTGAAGGAATATCAAGATTAGGTATTGGAGCAACAACTGATACAGGTTCTAATTTATTACTCAATGTAGAAGTTGGTGCATCAAGAACATCTGTTGGTATTGGATCCACACTATTTGAGATTAATAAATTTAGTATCACAAGACCTGGTCATTCTTTCAAGGTTGGCGATAAGTTCAGACCTGTTGGATTAGTGACTGCTTCACATTTATCAGCACCAATACAAGAGTTTGAATTGGAGGTTCTTGAAATATTCAGAGACAAATTCTCTGCTTGGCAGTTTGGTGAGATTGACTTCATTGATAGTATTGCTAATCTTCAAAATGGTGAAAAAGTCAGATTCCCATTATTCTTCAATGGACAGATATTGAGTTTTGAGAAAGATATAACAAACGCATCATCACAGTTAATTGATTTAGACGCTGTACTTTTAATATTCATTAATGGTGTTCTACAGAAACCAAAAGAATCTTATCAATTTGAGGGTGGATCAACATTTACATTCACAGAACCACCAGATTCTGGTGATAAAGTAGATATATTTTTCTACAAGGGACAAGATGGTGTTGATGTAATAATTGGTGATGTTCAAGAAACAGTCAAAATTGGTGATGAATTTAGAGTTCTAAAGAATGAATCGATTGGAATTACAACATCACAGGAAAGTGACAGAGTTGTTAAACAAATATTGGGTGCTGATTTAGTCGAAACTGCTATTTACACTGGTTTAGGTGTTGATGAAACAAATAATAAACCTGTAAGATGGGAAAAACAAAAAGTTGACATTGTTCTAAATGGAGAAATAGTTGATAAAACTAGATCATCAATCGAACCTCAAATTTACCCAACTGCTAAAATTATTGGTGATTTATCAATAACAAGTGGTCAAGGAACAGGTGCAAATGATGGAATATTTGTTGATGATGCAACTTCATTCCAATATGAAAAAGATAGATACAGTCAAAGTGGTGACAGTAAAGTAGATGCATTAATTTCTTCTGGAAATATTGGTGTTGGTGCTGCCTTTACTGCAATAGTATCCTCTACAGGGACGATCACAGGACTAACAACCTCTAATGCTGGTTCAGGATACTCTGGTAGTATTGTAATTAAGATTGCTCCACCAGTTGGTGTTGGCACCACTGCTACCGCTACTGCAACATTAAGTAATGGTGTGGTTTCATCTACAACAATAACAAATGCAGGTACAGGTTATACATTTACAAATCCACCACAAGTTATCGCTTCCTTACCCTCTTTCCAAACTGAAAAGATTAATACAATTGAAAATGTAGAGGGTTACACAGGAATCATTACAGGAATAGTAAAAACAACAAGATCAGGAGGAAAACCCGCACTTAAATTCTTCTTTAATGCAGTCACACAAAATGCAAATAGTGTATTAACTAATGTAGATGCAAATAAATTAAAAGTAGGTTATCCTATATTAGTATCAGGAACTAAAGTAGGTAATGGACTCACATCAATAAATGGTGTGAACTCATCAGTTGTTGGAATCGGCACTACTTTTGTAGATAACATTTACATAGTAAAAACTATTTCCACGAACGGATCATTGGGTGAAATTGTATGTGACGTACATACAAATAGTGATTCATCAGTCACAGGTATCAATACTGTTGGTTTCCATTCCACTGGACAGTCTGGAATGACAACATCTCTAGGTTCTATAAACTGGGGTAGACTTTATGGTGCAAGTTTAGTTCGTTCAACTAATCCTATATCAATTGGAGTTACTGGTTTAACTGTTGATGCGGGTCTATCTACATTCCCAACAATTCAACGTAAAAATTATGTAACCACCTCTGTAAGAGGATTAAGATCAACTGGGTCGATAAGAGTATTTGGACTTTGATTATGGAACCCCTTATAAATAAAAAGAAAAGTTAAGATTCGATGCCAGCAATAGTTACTGATCAGTTTAGAATTCTGAACGCAAATAATTTTGTAGAATCAGTCGAAAATACAAATAATTCTTACTATGTGTTTATAGGACTATCTAATCCTACAGGAGCACCGACTCTTGCTGGATATGGTAGAACATCAGACTGGAACTCAAGTGATAAAACACCTGCCCCAACTGATAGTTTTTCATATCGTGCTCACTCTGGTGACACAATGATGTTTGGTAAAAAGATTTCATCTGCAAATATAAGAAGAATAATAAGGAGAGTAGATTGGACTTCAGGTTCAAGGTATGAAATTTATAGGGATGATTATAGTGCAACAAATCAAAGTCCACTAACTCAAGCAAATAGACTGTATGATGCTAACTATTATGTTCTAAATTCAGACTTTAAAGTATATGTTTGTATTGATAATGGTTCTTCAGGTGAAAATATATTAGGAAATATATCTCAAGATGAACCTACCTTTACTGATTTAGAACCATCAAAGGCAGGAAATAGTGGAGATGGATATGTTTGGAAGTATCTTTTCACAGTATCTCCAAGTGATATTATTAAATTTGATTCAACTGAATACATTACTGTTCCAAACAATTGGTCAACAAGCACTGATTCACAAATTAGAGCAGTGAGAGAAAATGGAAATTCTGATGTAAACTTAAATCAGATAAAGCATATTTACATTGAAAATGGTGGAACTGGATATGCAAATGGATTAGGACAAGAGGTTGATATACTTGGAGATGGCACAGGAGCAAAAGCTAGAGTTGATGTTGTAAATGGTAAAATAACTGATGTTACAGTTAGTTCGGGTGGAAAGGGATATAGTTATGGCATAGTTGATTTAGGAACTCTTAACAGTAATGTTAGTTCAACAGGCAGAGCTAAATTAATTCCAATTATTCCACCTGGCTTAGGTCATGGTTCAGATGTATATTCTGAATTAGGCACTGATAAGGTTATAATTTATGCAAGATTTGACGATTCAACAAAAGATTTTCCAGTTGACACCAAGTTTGCACAAGTTGGAGTAGTGAAAAATCCAACAAAAGTTGGCACAAGCATTGTTTATACTGATACAACTTATTCATCATTAAAAGCATTTAAGTTTAACACAGTTTCTGGAACTCCTATAGTTGGGGAGGAAATAAGTCAAGTTCTCACTATTTCTCCTAATGCAGGTAAGGTAGCGACTGGATTTATAGCTTCTTATGATAAAGAAACTAAAGTAATGAAATATTTCAGAGATCGCTCTTTACACTTCAATAAAACAACTTATGATCATACAGATTATACAGGGATTTCTACGATAGGTAAAATTTATCAATTTGAATCAGCGAATACTGCAAATGATATTGAAGGTAAATCATCTGGTTTTTCTGGTTCAATTGATGTATCATTCTCAAAAGGAACTGATAACCCAACTGGTAATAAATTAATCAACTTAGGGGTTAATTTTAACGCAGGGTTATCTGAATCTGAGATAAATAAAGGGTCAGGTGAAATAGTCTATCTAGACAATAGACCTGAAATTGTGAGAAACTCTCGCCAAAAGGAAGACATTAAAATCATACTCGAATTCTAACAATGCCACAAAAGACAAATTTAAATATCAATCCTTATTATGATGATTTTGATAGTGCGAAAAATTTCTACAAGATTTTATTTCGACCAGGTCATCCAGTTCAAGCAAGAGAACTAACTGGATTACAATCTATATTACAAAATCAAGTTGAATCTTTCGGTAAGCATATATTCAAAGAAGGTTCAATGGTCATACCTGGTGGTATTGAGTATGATCCATCATATTTTTCAGTTAAAGTAAATGCAGCACATTTAGGCATTGATGTGTCAGTTTA